TAACTATGAATGCGGTTTAGCGGTACGCATCTTACCCTGTTGAGATAGCCATTATGACTCAAGTACAACATGAAAGATCCACATCTGACCTGATCAAAGCCGCCGTCTCAGGATGGCTCGGAACCGCGTTAGAGTTCATGGATTTTCAGCGCTAAGAGGGATATGTCTAAGATATTTAAAGATATTATGCAGCATTCCTGTCGCTGTGGGGCATGGTTGGGGCAAAGTCGCTTAATTTTGAACTCAACATGGCGATCTGGTCCAGGTTGTTTTCCTCCATCCACTTCCCGTAAACCTGAAATACCATCTGGGCATCGGCATGCCCCATCTGGTTAGCAATAAAGTTCGGGTTTGCTCCTGCAGAAAGCGACCAGCACGCATAGGTGTGTCTCGACTGATACGATTTACGGTGGCGAAGGCCGGCTCTTTTCATCGCCGCATCCCACGAGTTCCCTATGGAGTTGATGGAGAAGTGCTTGCCGTAATTCCCGGCCCTGGCTGTCAGTGACGGCAGGAAGACAAACGTGCACTTATTGAACTCTTTCTTTCCGTACTCCCTCAGCTTAACAGGTACGTTATGCTCTTGAGAGAGGCGGGTCATTTCATACTGGCTTTTGAATGCCTCGAGTGCTGGCTCGATCAGGTGCACAACCCGGTTAGTGCCGGCATTGGTTTTCGGCAGCGTGAATATCCCTTTCTGCGTCAGGCTTCTTCTGACGGTGATTGTTCCCGTCTTCAAGTCCACATCCTCCCAGGCAAGTCCGCACAGTTCACCCGGCCGCAATCCGGTGTAAACGGCGATAGCCCACAGATTCTTGCTCTGCTGATGGTGGCAGGCGTCAATCAGGCGAGGGAACTCCTCTCGGGTTATCGGGTCAGGATCCGGGCGGGACTCACGCAGAGGGGCCACTCCGTTCATTGGTGACTTTGAAATGTAGCCATTTTCAACCGCAAACTGGAAGATACCGAACAACACGGTCATGTAGTTGTTCACAGTAACAGCGGATCTACCCCGCTTCGGAGTTTTATGCCCCTGCTTCATGATCTGGAAACCCGTCAGCAGCTCCTTCCGGACTTCCAGCATGCTCTCTTTGGTGATTGAGGAGAGAAGGGTGCCGGGCCCAATAATAGCCGTGACATTAGCAATGACTCGCCCATAGGTGTTGAGAGATGATTCGGCCACCTCCATTTCCTTCAGTGCCAGCCATCTCCCGGACAGCTCCCCGATCGTTACCTCTTGCCTTGCCTCCCCGAACCGCGCCAGGTTCTGGGAGGAGGGGAACTGCTGGGCATAGTTGAAGGTTCCGGTTTTGATGGCATAGCAGATCGACGTCCGTAACTCGCCGGCCACTTTTCTGTTTTTGGGGGTGTCAGCCACCCCCAGGCTTTCACGCACTCTGACCCCTTTGTAGATGAACCACAGCCTTAGCGTGCCGCCGTGGTTTTCCACTCCTGTTGGGTATTTCATAACGATTCCTCGTTGGTTGATGGTCAGAGTATTTAAGCAGATTGTCGCCGCGGTTTCGCTGAGGCCTGACGCTCAATCCAGCGGTCGATCTCATCCAGGTTGTAAAAACACGGGCTGTTATCCCACGGGCTACAGTCAAAAGAGACGTGTTTGTATTCCTTCCCCTCCAGAAAAGTCTTCTCACGCGCCTTCTTTAGCGTCCCCTTTTTAATCCCCTTCAGGGCTATCAACTGCTCCTCAGACACCCATTTCCCGGGCGATACCATCATGATTACTTCGCTCATACCTTTCTCCACTCAAACTTAATGCCGGGGCGAATTGGCTATTTCTCCGCACCCGGCACAGCTATCAGCTGTTTTAGGTTGCCCGGTGATATTTCAATATCAGGCGGCTTGGCCTGGTAGGGATCGCAGGCGGCGCATGCCGGTCATCGCCGTGGCCACGTAGCTTGCCTTCCTGTTCACCACCTCCACCCAGACCTTCACGCCTTCCACCCGCACCGTGTACGTCTCTTTCATCCTGCTGCGCCCGTAATCACCGTAGCGTTCTGCGTGGGCCGCCAGCGCGATCTCGCATGCCTTGCGCGCGAGTGGGGATTGTGTGCTGCGGTTAATCAGTTTCATGGCCGGCTCCTTCAATACGCTTAAACTCAATCACCCATACCCACGGGTTGGCATTCCAATTTTCTTGTCCATAGATAGATTGCCACAGGTAGGCAAAGGCATCGGTCGCGTCAGGCTCAGGATTCACGCAACCACATGGTTCAGGCTCCCCGCAATTGAGGCAGCCACCGTCAACAATCCCTTCCGCTCTCGCATCTTCCTCGCTGATATCGTTCAGCCGTTCGACCCGCACATCGGTAATCTCCAGCAGAATCCGGCTGGCCCATCGCGGCATGTGGATGGATGGCGTCCAGCGCTTCACTTTGCATTTCGCCCCATCGTCAGTGTCCGCCCGGTAAACAAGCCGAACGCCGCAATCACCGAAAGTCTCACGCACCCAAATGCGATCGCCCGGCTTTCCGTAAGGGCAGTGGATCAGCTTGATACGTTCGTTAACTTCGTGCCCAGGGCCATCTCCGTACAGCCAGGACAACTCAGCTACGCCAGGGGAGTCCTCAGCAATATCAACGCTGAGGCTCGGCCCAGTAGCATCCTTCAGCAGGCGCCGGGTCTGCGTCTTCCGACCGTCCAGAATCGCCCGCACCATCTCGGCGTTGAAAATCATTCCGCGCTCAGTCATTCCAGGCCTCCAGCTCGTTCTGAATTTCTTCGTCGATCTCGTCATTGGTGGCAGTCTTATCGAGGCAGCGCCGCGCTTCTTTCAGGTAGGCGTCACGGCGTTCGTCGTACCAGGCCGAAAACTCTGGCGACCAGCCGTATGTGTACCCGCAAAAAGCAACCCTGGCGTTGTCTTCTGCCATGCGCTCAACCATGCAGTAAGCAGTTGTCAGGGCGCACTCGCGGATATAGCCGCGCAGGTCGCGCTTGTGCCACCACGGACTCACCTTCGAATCACAAAGGCCTTTGAACTCAACTTCCCAACGGCGGATACAGCGTGCGTTTAGTGATTTGCTCATCTCGTTACCGGGAGGGCGAACCCTCCCGCCTCCCTTAGGCCACGTATTCGGGTTTCATATCTGCCAGGGTGATGCTGAACTGATCGTGCAGTTCGTCGCCCAGGTGACGTTTGGCCGCAGCCAGCACGCGCTCGACTTCCTCGAAGCGCTTGGCACCATCCGGCTCGCCGGGCTGTGGCAGGGAGTTCACCGCCGCCTCAACCTTGTTGCGAGCATCCACCAGGTAGTAACGCTTCACGGCTTTGTTTTTCAGCTCAGTGAACAAGGTGGAGCCCAGGGTGTTCTTGGCGCTTTCGATATCGGCGCGTACTGCTTTGGCGTTATCCACGTCCTGAGCCGCTTCAATGCGATCCCGGAACTCATCGGCCATAGCATCGATGTTTGCCGCCGATTCCTGAGCGCTATGGGTTGTTGTTACGCTGTCACTTTTGATATCAGACAGGCTCACACGCTGGGCTGGCGCCGGGTTAATCTCCTTCTCGGTGCGCTGCTCGACTTCATCCGGGCTGTAGACGCCGAGGATGACTTCAGGGCAGTACAGGCGCGCCCAATACTTCACCGCGAGGTAGGCGATCTGCTGCTTGGGTGCCGTCTTCCACAGTGGCGAGTTTCGGGTGGTGATGTCGGCCAAGTAAATATTCTCGCCCCAGGTGATATCGGTTTCGCCGCGCAGGACAGCGCCAACCCGGACAAACAGACCCAGCTCATCGCGGCCGTCTTTCTTGCCGGCGATCTTTTCCCAGTCGCCGCCATATTCGTAATGGAAGCGGCCCACGATGGCGCTGGAACTGGAGATAACCGCGTTAACCAGCTGCGCTTCGTAACCCAGTACACCGTTGACCAGGTGCGTTTTCTGCGCCACGGCGTAAGGGTTCATGCCCCACTGCATGGCCTGCATGACGATCGCCATACAGTCGGCAGGTTTTCCCGCCAGGTGCTTCGGTACGGTAACGGCAGATTGCGCCATCAGCTCTGCAAAGGCGGTCAGCTGGCCGAGCGCCTGCACGTTGAATACTGCATTACTGGCAGAGATGGTGTTCGGAGTCTGCTCAGCAGCGATAATGTTGGTGTTTTGCATGGTCATTCTCTCCATTAAGCCAGGCGCAGCGCTTCAAGGCGGCGCAGGTCGAAGTCGTTCAGTTCGTCGGTGTAGTCTTCGGTGATCGGCGCTGGCCAGTAGTTGGTGTCGTAAGCCTGAGACAGAGCGCGCATGGTTTTCTGATACTCCTGCATGCCCAGCGCCAGCAGATCCTCCGACGCCTCAATGACCGCCACCCAGTGGTAGCCCTCGTCTTTGTTGACGAAGATCCAGAAGAACTGGTCAAAGTCAGCGACGCTGCAGTACATGCCCGCACTGAGGTGGTAATCGCGGTCGATGATTTCCCGGTGCAGTTTGTCGCGCAGGCCATCCTGCTTAACGCGGCCCATGCTGATCGTCTTCAGGTCAACGCCGATGCGAACACCGTTGATTTCAACCTCAAGGTCAGGGCGAACACGCACTTCAAGGCCGGTTTCTTCGTCCATGCCGAAGTAACTGGTTTCGACAGAGCGGGAAGGGTGGCGCAGCAGTTTCCCGGCTGATTCATGGTTAAACAGAGCCTGCTGAATTGCCGTGGCCAGCGTCAGTTGCTCATTCGACAGGATGGTTTTCCCGGCAACGCTATCGCGCCACTCCTGCTCGAACTCATCAGCGAAAATGGCATCCGGATTCACCGCGCGGATCGCCGCCTGCAGTTCCTCTTTCTTTCCTGTGAGCTTCAGCTGCTCGGCCTTTGGCTTATTTGCATTAAATTCGCGGATGAACGCCTTCATGGAGTCGGTGGTGGTGAATGCTCCCTCCGGAACGCCAGGGAACACCGCGAACTCTTCGTCCAGCTTCTCCGGCTCCAGTGCCAACGTGTGGGCCAGGCTACCGAACGTCAGCGCTTCACTGCTTTCGCGGCGGATAGTCTTGGTTACATGGCGACCGTGATAGAACATCAGGCTGACGCGGGCATCCTTCACCTGGGTGCTGCTGATCCCGTTCGCTGCGTGATAAACGTTATTCGGCAGGCCTTCATAGCGGCCCGGTTCGAAGTACGCTGGGTATTCCGGCGCGCTCCAGATTTCCTCCGGCGCTTCGGTGGTTACTTCCGGCTGCGTGGCGTTCGCCAACTCCGGCGCCGCGGCTGCCAGAATCACTGCCGGGCTCAGGGCATCTGTTTGCGGATCAGCTGCATCAGCGCTTTCGCCTGGTTGAACCGGGTTACCAGCTTCTCCTTCCGCCGGGTCAGTCGTTTCCATCTGCACATCGCTGGTGGTCTCCTCTGCAACCGGTGAACGGTCATCTGTATGTGGTTGGTTTTCGTTCATCAGGCCTTCAATGGAGAACATGCCGCCGCCGAGGTTCGCGACCTGTGGCTGGCTGGCTAACGCTGCTTTCTCCGCTTCAATCTTCTCGTTAATTTCTTTTTCCCAGCTAACCTCTGGGGTGTGGCGAGCCGCCGTCAGCACTTCCTCTGTAGGATTCTCGTGGTCGGTTTCGGTCAGGTTCGCGTTGATGTATCCGTCAAGAGGCCCAGGTTGTTTGTAGTGCTCGGGGTGGGCGCTACGGATGAGCGCAAAAATTGCAGCGCGGGAATAATCCAGAATGCCGGGTGTTGCGCGCAAAGCTTCAAACCATTCTTTAAATGGACTTTCGTTCGCTGCGACGATAGCCTTTGCCTGGCGGAAGGCATCACTTGGGATATCGTAAATATTGAAATCCGCTGACAGCGTTGCCAGTGCAATCTCAGTATCGAGTCCGTCAAAGTCGGGTTTGTAGTTAGGGTTGCGATCAGTCTTTCCGCCGCCGCCCGGCTGTGCTGCCGGCACCTCAGGTTCAGCAGCTGGCGCAGGCAGTGTCAGCAACTCAGTCGCAGCGTTGAATTCAGCTGTCATTGTCCGGTTCACGAACTCCAGATGAGCAACCTGCGTCAGGTGGACATTCTCAGGCGCGATGCGCACCAGGTTGAAGATGGCCGCGCGGTTGACCGCCAGAACGCCTGGCTGGTTACGCAGGATTTTGCTCCAAGATTTCCATGGCTCTTCCTTGGTTGAGACGATCTCTTTGGCGCGGCGCAAAACACTGGATGGGATTTCAAAGTGGTGAAAATCCATCGGCAGCAAGGCGCAGGCGATCTCCAGATCAAGAGTGTCCAGGGTGTGGTGTGCGCCTTCGCCGCGGTCAGTTACATACCCGCCGTCGGCATTGGTGCCTGCGTCAGTGCGCTGCACGAGGTTAATGCGGTTACCTGCGGCCCATTCGCGTGTCAGGATGCCGCGGTCGATATATGGGGTGGCCACCCAGGCCTTTGTGAACTGCAGGAGCAGGCCCAGCTCATGGCGTTTGTCCATGCTGAACACTTTCCGAATGGCGTTCGTGTAGCGCCACAGGTCTTTGGTATCGAAAGCCTTCACTTCTGCAAAGTTTTCAGCAGCGAGCAGCAGATCCTGGATATAACCATTGTCGGTATCCATTTCCAGCGCATGCAGCTCTGCATTCTCGCTGCGGGTGGTGTGGTGGCGCAGTTCGTCCACCGTCAGTTGGGCAAGCAGCTGTTTGCGGAATGGCATTTTGCAGACCGGATAGCGTGTTAACCCATCGTCGTTTTTATTTACGCGCAGGCCGTTTTCATACCAATGAGTCGGCTCATCCTTGGCTGGGAGCTTTCCACTCTTCCAGTCCTCAACCAGCTGGTTGCGGTCTTCGGCTTTAATCCAGCCCGACATGAAGGCGGCCAACTGTGCGGGTTCGTGTTCTTTGTCCTGCGGAAAAACGTCTTTGACGGCCTGCACCAGTTTCCACTCCGCATGCAGACTGAGTTCGCCAATATCAGCAACGTCATTTTTGGCCTGCAGCAGGTTCTGGAAGTAAGCATTCCCCTCATCGGTCGCCAGTTCGTTGGCAACGATTTGCTGCTCCTGGCTAATTTCCGACAGGTATTTGTCACCCAGCAGATGGACGGCGAAGCGGACAGCCGGGGTGCGATTTTCCAGCAGTGAAGTTTTGCCGGCGTCTGCGGTATCAGTAGAGGTTACCGGCACGGCAGTCTGTTCCTCATCGCTGGTGGTCACCGGGGCGAGGCTGGCTTCCCCCTGAGATGTGGCACCGGGGATCACGTTCCAGGTGCGCTGGTCGTCGGCCAGGGCGTAGCGCTTGCAGAACTCAAAGCAGACGACACCTTCTTCAGGCAGATCGTCCACAACCGGCATGTCGGTGCGGACAGGCTTGGCGTAGTCTTTACCACGACCAGTTTCGATGCCTGCATCTTCCAGCGCGACATCCAGCTGCAACGCAGCTCGAGATTGGGTATTGGCGGAGAGCCACACTACAGCGTCAGGCTTCCCTGACTTCTGAGTGGCCTTAACCAGGTAGAAAAATTCCATGTCAGATCCTCATTTTTGGATGTAAGATCCCCGGGCCAGAGATAGCGCCCATTGGGTGTGTTTTTGGTTTTGAGTAGTTTTCCGGTGTAACTTTGGTCGGTGGCACCGGACGTACGGGCCGCGTTGCGCGGCTTTTACGTTAAGCTTCGCGCGCCAGCTGGGCGCCGCGGATGAAGAGCAGTACGTTTTTAACTTCTTTCCCTTGCTCGATTGGTTTGCGGCAGTACGCGCATTTCTTCTCTTGCATGACTCCCTCCGTTAATGGCTCAGGCCATTCCCCACGCCATTCAGAAAAACTTCGACCAGCAGATCGGTGGTGTAAGTGCGCTCAATGCCGCGATGCAGATAGAGTTTGCCGCGCTTATTGGCGGACGCCGTCCACGTGCTGTCTTTGTGCTTTACGAGCATGCCTGGCAGAACTGCGCCGCGGTTGACCGTCTGGGTGCCATAGTGCTGATGAACCATGATGATTCCCTCTCATTTGCCCTTGTCGCCAGGCTGGCGGAACGTTTCTTGAACCTGATGCGCGTTAATCACTCCACCTCATCCGACTATTCGTATGCCGTCGGCGGCTACTTCGTGGGCTCCATGCCTGGGTGGTGCGTCTTGGTGAGATAGATTAAACACAATGTTTAAACCAGTGTCAACTAAATGAGTAATTATAGATAAACAAAAAGTTTAATGATGGCTGGCTTGAAAGAGAAACTGTGAGTTGCAGGCAAAAAAAATTCCGAGGCGATGGCCGGGATCGGAGTTAAGAGCAGGCATTTAGCATGTACGCCGCTCGGTGCTAATCTTTCTGAGGGCACAACGGAGCGGAACGATGAAGAACAAAGACGAGCAGACTGGGTTGGTTGGATTGGCGATCGGTGCGGCAGTGATTGGCCTGGTTTCAGCGCAAAAACCTATCAACCGGGCGAGCATTATTGACGAACTGGTGAGACTGGGAAGACAGAAGGGCGATGGAGTTCAGGATGAGGTGTTTGAGAAGGCGGCGGAGCTGGTGAGCAAGGGGGTATAAAAAACCCGGCGCGGTGGCCGGGTTAAAGATAATGTTTGGCGAGCTTGTAGATAGCTGTACCTATTGCAACAATTGCGGGTACTCCAAGCAAGACTGCTAATTTGGCATCTGAAATCTTCCTATCGACACTTTCAATTGAAGGTTTTTTATCAAGTGTTTCTTTGATGGTTGATAGTTTTTCCAAAACTAAAGCCATATTTTTGTCTATAGAATTTACATTACCATCAATATTACTAACGGTTGCTTTAATTTCAGCTACTTCTTTCTTGATGTGGGCAACCTCAACCTCAAGGATAGCTATTCTTTTTTCCATATCACCATCTCCTCCATCGCCACCGTTATGATCGCTTGAGTTAAATCCTCTAGCAGATGATAGCGCATGTTTGCTTTTGAAAGTAAATGGCACAACGATTCCCGACGCGCTTAAATTTTCAGGCACGGATTGTTTCATTTATAAATCAGTCCCCTGATTCCCCAATAGCAGTCAAAATAGCTTGAGCTAGCATTTTGGCATGATCTCTGTGAAGGGAAATAGTAGCGAAAACCTCGGGATGCACTATAACCTCTTGATTAATAATTAGTGCATCATCCTCAACCTGAAGTTGCGGGGCAAATTTCATGAAGTTGATTGTACAGTTAACGCTACTATCTAACGCAAAGCAAAAGCTAGAGTCGGCATATTCGGATAAATAGTTTGATGTTTTTTCAACTTTAAGCGTGGCCATAAAATCCTCTGCATTTGGTAAATAAATTATTAATTTAAGAGGGCCTTCCTTTCCTTCATGAAGGCAAAATTATCCTATCTCTTTAAACGTTAAAGCATGAGCTAACTCCCCAAATCCGGAGTTGACAACAATTAGCTCATTCACTTTGCGACCGAATCCGCCCCTTCATGTACTTCTCATACAGCTCGTCCAGTTCCTTCAGGCGGATCGCGAAGATGCGGAGCATGTTCTGTTGCTCTTCTTCCGGCAGCTGGCGGTAGAGCTCGAGCAGGCGCTGTTCGTCCGGCTTGAGTCCGTCTTTCTCTCCAACATCCTGGCCAAGAATCCACTCAAGGCTAACCCCAAGCGCATCCGCCAGCTTTATGGCTGAACTTTTCCCAATCGTCCCACGAACGAACCAGTTATTGACCGACTGAGCACTGACGCCACAAATGCGGGCCATGTCTGACTTAGTCAAGTTCTTAAGCTCAAGGACCTCATTAAGTCTTTGAACTTGCGGGTGGTTAATCTGATGAGTTTTTTCTTTCATGGACGAATTCTAAACCAAAAGTTTATTAGCTCAATATTCAAAATGTTGACTTATCTATAAACATTTTGTTTAATTGAGTCGTTGCCACTGGAGCTAATTATGAAAGCTATTGATAAAGCCATTACCAAAGCAGGAACCGCCACCCGCTTAGCCGAATTACTAACCGTAAGCGCCATGACTGTCAGCCATTGGCGGAACCGCTATCGAGGTGTCGTTCCTGCAGATCGCGTCCTGCAAATTTATGCAGTCACCGGCGTCACTCCCCATGAACTGCGCCCCGATATCTACCCGAACCCCACCGACGGTTTACCAAAGTAGGAGCATTGATCATGCAAACACTTTCTTTTCAACAGAATAACAGAGCACCGACAGATCGCCTGATATTCCAGTATCACTCCAGTGAAGAGACAACTGGTAACGTTGACCACCGTAATTTATGCGCAGCCGTCCGAGCTTGGGCGGCAGATGAGGGGCGCCTGGTCGTTGCGTTGCAAATCAAAGAAGCGGCAGAAGAGCTGGCGATTGAAGGGATTGATCTCAATGTTCAGCCGGGCGTTTGGAACGTAAAGATGTTTCGCTGGTTGGACAACAAAGAGAACTCGGGAGCATATCGGGCGAACGTAGAGCTGCTGGCGCCAGCGATTATCTCTGCGTTACCCCTGGCGTATCGCGATCGCGTTGTTCAGCTCGATGATGTTGCGCTTCGAATTGCCAGAACGGTGAAGGAAGACGCCGAGGCTATTCAGGCCGTCATGCTCAAAGCGCCAAAGCAGGTTCGTCTGAAGGAGATCAGCGAAAAGATTGTCGCCAGCTTCTACCTGGATGGCCCGGACTCTGTGGCGCCATTGATGGCCATGGTTACAACGATGCTGGGGGCTGTATGACGGGATCTAAAAAGGCGAAAGCCGCGGTGCTCGAACACCAACGGCTTTCTGGTGCAACAAACGTCAGTCAATTGCGGAGATAAGTATGTCAAATACCGCTGAAATATACAAATTCCCCGCGCAGCAGGGAAAACAGGAGAGCCGCATGGCTGAACTGGAAAACGGCTATTTGCGTTTAGCCAACCAGATTCAGGATGCCCTGTGTATCGTCGAGCTATCGGGCAGGGAATTCCGCGTTCTGAATGCCATCGTTCGGCTGACGTATGGCTGGTCGAAAAAATCAGACCGGATCGCCAACAGCCTCATCGCAGACAAAACGACGCTGAAGGTGAAACATGTTTCTGAAGCCGTGCTGAATCTGGCTTACCGGAACATCATCATCCTGCGCCGGATTGGGCAAACCAGATACATAGGGATCAACACCAATCTGGATAAATGGGCTTACGCAAAGCCAAATTGCACGAAATGTCCAGCGGCTTTCCCTGCTGCTGAAGTTGTCACATGGGTTATCACCATCCCTGAATTCAGGGATAGCAATTTTACCCCTTCAACCATCCCTGAAAACGGGGATAACCATCCCCAAAAACAGGGAAAGGGATCCCTGAAAACAGGGAACACCAAAGACATTCTTCCAAAGACAAATATAAATACAGATCTAACCCAACCCAAACCCTTCCCTGCTGGAAGGGATTTTCGGGAGTACGTTGCTGGGGTGCTTGAGGGAAAATTATCGGGCGCTTCAGCATTGGAATTTCACGATTCAGCGATCGCCACCTTGCAAGCTGCCGGTTTGGATGTTCACCGCGAGTATCCGGTTCCTGAACGCGGTGATGGGCGTGAAGGGAGGATTGATATCGTCGTGACTGATGGGAATGGAACTCGGTGTGGTATCGAGCTAGATCGAATTTCCCCTCGACAAAAATCACTACTGAAACTTGGCGCAGTCGAGTCGGGCATTTGCGTTTTACGACGTGGCGACATCGCAAGGCGTACTGAGCAGGGCGTTCTGATAATCGGCGGGTCTAAATCTGCCAAAAAAGATCGGGCGGCAAGATTTGACCCGCTGAGTATCCCGGTTCCTGAATGGCTGGACGCGTCGTCCTGGAGTGAGTGGGTCGCCTATCGCCAGCAGTCTGGCAAAGCCATTAAAACCGAGCTGACTGTCACCAAGGCGTTCAGCCTGCTGAAACAGTGTCTGGACGAAGGTCACGATCCGGTAGCCGTAATCAACGCCAGCATCGCCAACGGGTACCAGGGACTGTTCAAGCCAAAATTCGGCCTGAGCAGCCGCAATGCGGGGCGGGATGTGAACCGCATTTCTCAACCAGACAAGAAAATCCCAACGGGTTTCAGGGGGTAGCGATGAAAAGCTTAATCGGAACTGGCAGCGCACTTGAGCGCCTGAAGAAGTTCATCCCGGCCAGCGTACAGCCGAAATTTAACAGCGTCGAAGAGTGGCAGGCATGGCAGGAAGCTGAGGGCCGCAAGCGTTCTGAGGAGATCGACAAGCAGAACCAGCGTGCGCGCTCGGAGAAGATTTTTGGTCGTGCCGGCATCCAGGCTCTGCACCGCAGCTGCTCGTTCGCAAATTACCAGATTTCGAGCCCAGAGCAGCGCAAGGCGTACAGCATGGCGAAGAGCTACGCGCAGAATTTTGGCGGCGGTGGATTCGCAAGCTTCGTCTTCAGCGGCGCGCCGGGGACCGGAAAGAACCATCTGGCGGCGGCGATCGGTAATTTCCTGCTGGCCGCTGGCCACTCCGTTCTGGTGGTTACCATCCCTGACCTGATGCTCCGCGTCCGCGAATGTTACGACGACGGGCAGTCCGAATCGTCGCTGCTGAATGACCTCTGCAACGTCGATCTGCTGGTGCTGGACGAAGTAGGGATTCAGCGCGGCAGCAGCGGCGAGAAGGTGATCATCAATCAGGTCATCGACCGCCGTCTATCTGCCATGAAGCCAGTTGGCATCCTGAGCAACCTGAATTACGAAGAGCTGGTTGTCACACTCGGTGCGCGAGTCGTAGACCGCCTCCGTATGGATGGCGGCATCTGGGTCAACTTCGACTGGGCAAGCTACCGCGGGAACGTGTCACACCTGCGGACCGTGAAGTGAGAAGGGGGTGAGTATGCCAAGACCAAAAACACCTAAGGAACGCACACTGCTCATCGCCTGGATTATCGAGCTGGTGAAAACGCATGGCCGCGCAACGACCAACGATGTCGCCGCCATGTTTGGTCTACATCGCAACACCGCAGAGAAGTACATTCGGGCTGCCATAGAGCAGGGCCATCTTATCCGCCACGGCCGCAGCGGCGTCTTCCGCGATCAGCGGGCAGTTATCGACTTTGATATGGAACGTTATACGCACCGAGGAGCATCACATGAGTGATTCACTGAACAACAAAGAGCTGGTGGCCGTTGGTCATCAATTTGCCAAGGCGTTGAGCAGCGACACGGCGATCATGGATATGGCGAAGATGTTCACTCGCCTGGCCGAACGGCTGGACTGCACCACCGCGGCGCTGCGCGAGATGACGAAGCAGCGGGATGCGCTGGCTGCTGAGAATGCGGCGCTGAAAGAATCGGAGCGTGAGTTCGATAAGATGTGCGCCGAAGAATTCGGCCATGACTGGGTTAGCGAGTTCACAGAAACACCATCAACCGACGCCTTCCTGGCTGAAGTGCGGGCCAGCACCGTCGAAGAGTTCGTGAGAATGGCTGATTACTATGAATCGGTTGTTGATGGAGAAATTGTTGTCACACCTAACTCAGTGTTCGTGGCAGGTCATGAGTTCGCCGCCCAACTTCGCCATGGCGGTGCAGCATGAGCATAAGCAAACACGAGCTTTTAGGCGCACCTAAACATGCCAATCAACACCGCTTATCTCGCCTCACCATGGAATCGCATACCGATGAACTGCGGATTATGGCATCAGCGGTAGAGAACTATACCGACGAGCTGATAGCAGCGCTGGAAGCCGCAGAGAAGCGGATCGCTGAACAGCAAAAATCCCGGGAACGCGCGCTGACTCTGCTGGAAGGCGCAACACCGGAGAACTCATGGGAAACCATCGCCCGCCTCAAGGTGGTGATCGGTGGAGATTATCGCAGCCAGGCGGAAATTGACGCTGCTGGCATCAGCATCAAGGAGGAGTAGATGGCAGAGCAAACCATTTTGGATATGTGCTGCGGCTCCCGCATGTTCTGGTTCGATAAGCAGGATCCGCGCGCCGTATTCACGGCTTCATGTATCAACAATCGGAACGCATTAACAAGTTAAGTTTTCTCGCAGAATTGCCGATATAGTTTTTTTCTTTATAAAAAGGAAAGGTATAGTACATGCAATATTTCTATGCATATCATGGCCCAAAAAATACGCAGGATTTTAATTACCGTAACGGCTATGGCGTCGGTCAGGAATGGAAAATACGTCAAGTAAATTCCGGTGGCCGCCTTTTTATTATTCAAAAACTAGCTGGTGCGAAAGGCTTCCAGCTATGTGGTTTGTATGAAGTTATTGATACTTACGATGCTCCAGATAATGAATATCCTTATCGAGTTAAACTCGAAGACCTATCTGTGCTTGATTCATTCTTGCCTATGGATGAATCGCTCATTGGTGAACAACTCCCGCTAAGCAAGCGAAAAGAGCCATGGACCAATTTTAAACGACATTTCTGCCATCAGGGTGCTTCGCTTGGAGCAGTTCTGGATGATAAAATCATATCGGTACTTAATTCACTGATAGTAATGCCAGATGAGCAGACCGAAGCCCCGGAACGCAGGGAGGATGGTCTGCGCATGGTTAAAATTCGTAGAGAGCAAAAAAAGTTTCGTAAAGCAGTTATGACGAACTGGGGCGGTAAATGTGCAATTACCGGTAGTTCATTAGCAGTTGAAGCCTGTCATATAATTAGACACGCTGATAGAGGTCGGGCAAGTGTAGAAAATGGAATTGCGCTGGCTGCCGATTTCCATAAGTTATTTGATAGTGATCACCTGAGTTTTGAGGGTAACCGTATTATTCTTTCTGAATCAGCAAGGCTTGAACCTCGATATAAAGATATTCATGATACTGAACTTCGTGTGCCTCTGGAACGAGTGAATCTATCAGTTAAGTGATTGATGAGTTATTTAAAGGAACATTCAATGATAATCCTCACAATGGCAGCAAAGAACGATAATACACACGACAAGATCAACGTTCATCTTGCCGAGTCAGTAATGACTGACAAATAGCTCATGGTATGCCCTTCAACGCTGAGCAGGTAGCCCGCAGCGATAACGCGTTGACGCATCCGTTTGCCGAGGCGCTGGTGCGAGCAAACCTGCCGGAGATGTGCGAGCAACGGGAGCAGGCCGCATAACCTACCATACAAGCGATATGGGGATTCCCATATCGACAGTCAGGGCCTCTTCGGAGGCCTTTTTCTTGGGTGTCACAGAGGGCTCGCAGTGAGACGGGAGCGGGTGGCATTACGCATATCTGCCTACTGATCGATACAACCGATCGATAACGCAATATTGATCTGCAAAAGTGATTAAGAAGTGCGCACAGGTCGACAACAAACCCTCAACCTTTCGGCCTGCCTCGCTGCCGGCCTTTGCGGTGCTGCCGCGACGGTCACGTAATTCCCTGTGTTTCCCGTACGGGTACAGATGCCAAATCAAACCTTTAAGCGCAGCGCTGTCATCGTGCCCGCCTTGTTAAAAATAACGATCAATGTTTGCGCTCAGGTAGCAATAATATTTACTTAAATCAATCGGATAAATGGTATTGCATCCATAGATGGTTTTTGTGCATACTTGGGCAAATGAAATTATACTGTAAATGCATACAGTAATTCAGGTTTAACTATTTGCCTTTTGATAGCGAAAACGACTTTCGAAATTTATTTTTTTTTAAGCCCTTAACAAACAGATCGACTTTGCTATCGTGCCTAAAGTGCAGTGCCGGGAGGCATTTGCTGAAGAATTAATTTCTGGTTTATCTGTGGGAAAGAAGGGGGTTTTGTGAGTGATAGCAAGGAACAAACCGACTGGTATGACATTGTCAGGCGCTCGGACGGGACGGTTGTGGGCTCAATGTCGCTTGAGCGCCGGTACCTGGTCTACACCAGGAATGGGATGGTATCTTGCCGCCCGCTGCTGGAGGATGAAGGAATTTTTAATCTTTCGTCCGGAACCCGTTTTCTTCGCCGCCTCGGCTACCACGTCAATCAACCCTCTGATATTATGATATCAACGGACTGAACACCCGTTGACCTGATGCGCCACGGAGAACACCATGGCGCAGTTACAACTCATCAAGAATTCTGCAGGAACCCTGATCCCCGCATCGCCGGAGACCAGTGAATTACTGCAATCAAAAATCAAGCTCGGCGCCGTGCTGGTGGCCGACTTCAAACAGGTCCGTAACCCGGCCTTCCATCGTCGCTTCTTCGCACTGCTGAATCTCGGCTTCGAATACTGGGAGCCAACCGGCGGCGCTATCTCATCCAACGAACGCAAGCTGGTGACCGGCTATGCCAAATACCTGGCATCGTTCGGCGGGAGTGAAACCGCGCTGCTGGATGCTGCTGAGCAGTATCTCGAGCAGGTGGGCAGCCGCCGTATCACCAACGGCATCAGCCTGTGCAAATCTTTCGACGCCTACCGCGCTTGGGTAACCATCGAATCTGGGCACTATGACACCATCCAACTGCCTGACGGCACCCTCCGGAAACATCCCCGCAGTATCGCCTTTGCCAATATGGACGAGACCGAGTTTCAGCAGCTCTACAGGGCCGCGCTCGATGTCCTGTGGCGCTGGATATTGTCGCGCGCATTCAGGGACCAGCGCGAGGCCGAGAACGCCGCTGCGCAACTGATGAGCTTCGGGGGCTGACCAGATGGCGAAATCATGGTTCCACTACACCGAATGCACAACCGAGCAGGCCGATGAGCTTCAGCGGCAGTACCAGCGCCGCGGGGTAGCCGTAACACGCAGCCTCAATCGCGATTACCTTACCTGGACCGTCAGCGTAGAGCGGCAGGAGGTTAAGTACCTCGAGCCAACGCCGCGTACGTTCCGCCAAAAGGTCTGGGGGTGAGCATGGCTAAATCAGCGAAATGCCTGTTCTGCGGCAAACCTGCAATCCTGCTCTGCGATGGGATCATCGGCTGGGATGCTGATGAGGACGAGAACCATCACCTCAGCAATGCCCGAGGAATCTTTACCTGCGACGCGCCGATGTGCGCTGAATGTGGGACGTGGCACGGAAATATCTTCTTCTCAGGAAAAGTCGGGGGAATGGAAACCCGCGATTATTGCCCGCTTTGTCAGGCGCTGCATGTGAATGGTGACGTCATCCGGGAAGACAAAAACCGGAAAGGGAAAGCCATTCGCGAGCCAGCACTACAGGAAGAACAGGCCGCCATCATCCGTAAAGCCCACTGGAATAGCCGCCTGAATGCTCACCGCCACGAAGTGCACATCATCCAGGGAGGTGGACAACAATGCCTGCCATTCTGAAAAAGAAACCCCGCCGTAAGTGCGCAAACCAGAGTTGCCGTGAGTGGTTCCACCCGGCCCGTGACGGCCAGGTGGTCTGCTGCTACGAGTGCGCTACCGCCGTTGCCAAAGCGCAGACCGCGAAGAACCGGGCCGAGGCTCTGCGTGCGGAGAAGAAGTGCCAGCGCGAAGAGGAGAAGGCCGGGCGTCAGCGCCGCCGGGAGAAGCGTATAGCACTGAAAACAAAAACGCAGTGGAAGAATGAGGCTCAGACCGCGTTTAACCGCTACGTACGTCTGCGCGATGCCGGAAGGCCGTGCATCAGCTGTGGCCGCCTCCCTGCTCAGAAATATGGTGGAACTATGGACTGTGGGCATTACCGCACCCGTGGTGCTGCCGCGCACCTGGCGTTCAATCTGCACAATACCGCAGCTCAGTGTGTGCAATGCAACCGTGACCGTTCTGGTGCCCAGAAAGCGTTTGAGCAGGGGCTGATAGAGCGGATCGGATCGGAGAAGGTCGAAGCGCTCAACAACAATAACGCCGTCCGCAAGTTCGATATCCCGTATTTGCAACGCATCAAATTTATTTTCACCCGTAAAACCCGCGCGCTGGAGAAGCGCCGCGCCCGTCATCAGGAGGCAGCATGAAAATCACATATAGCGACGAAGGTACCCATGCCCGCATCTGGCTGACCGGTCCTTTCTGGCAATTAGGCATGGCCCGGCGCGTTGCTGATGCTGGCCTTATGGCTTCTCCAGTAAATTCTTGGGAATCAAAAGGGCTGACTTTCCAGATAACGCTCTACGGGAAGAGTGCTTATGTGCTTCGGGCCTATAAAGCGATAGCCAGGGTGGCCGCATGAAACCAGAACTGATCGAATCGATTCGCATGCGCTGGCTGCGCCTCCGCATTTATCGCCGCCCGGGAACGGTGCTGGTGGACTACAGAATTTTACGCAATTTCATTCGCATTTATCAGATGGCAGGAGCCGCAGTATGAACCTCGAAAACACCGTGAAATACCACTTCGCAAAGTCCACGATGATCAGCGACTCCCCACGCGCCACAGCATCAGATTCACTGACCGGCACGGATATCATGGCTGCCATGGGCATGACGCAGGAACGCGCTACCATGGGTTACAGCGCCTTCCTCGGAAAGATGGGGATCAGCAATAACGACCGGGAGCGGGCGATCGCGCTGCTGGCTGAATACGCGCTTACCAAATGCGACAAGGTGGCCGCACTGCGCAAACTGGAAGCCGGAGTTAAGCCACTGGTGATGCGCCAGCTGGCCGCGTTCGCCTTTGAGGACTATTCGCGCAGCGCCGCCAGCGTTAAGCCGTGCGATTGCTGCTCAGGGCAGGGGTTCATTGAGGCTGACGTATTCACGATGAAATCGCACTACACCATGAGGTTGCCGCAGTGGGCCAAAGACCTTAAGCAGTCGCCGAGTGATTTCGAGGTTAAGCGCCAGGTGAAAGAGGTTGTACGGGTGCTGTGCTCAGCCTGCAAAGGGAAGAAGGTTGTCAGCTGTGCCTGTAACGACTGCCGGGGACGCGGGACAGCCGTAAACCAGAAAGAAACGAAGAAGCAGCGCGTACCGGTGTTTGGCACCTGCAAGCGCTGCAGCGGGCGTGGTTATGAGCGAATCCCTTCGACTGAGGCATATGCGGCTGTTTGCCAGCTTACCGATGCGATCTCTGTCGCCACTTGGGAAAAGTCGGTCAAGCCATTCTACGATCAGCTGATCACGAAATTTGATATCGAAGAAGCCTGGGCGGAAGCGCAGCTCAAGCAGATAACGCGATAGCGCTCACGGAAATAGCTTACATTTCAAGCGTGAGCTATTTACTTTTCCGGAATCTGTGTTAATTTCGTTCCAACGATGGATTACTGCCTTCGTTAAAAGCCCTGCGGTTAACCCCGTGGGGCTTTGTCGTTTCTGGTAGATCTGATTTTTTAACAGCACTAGTTTTGACTTTTTTCATGCAATCTGCAAAAGAAGCAAAACAGCATAGGTATACGACTTAGGGCATCAAAGCGGCATGAGACTATAGAAACTTCTTAAACAACCAGTAAGGTTAAAAAATGAAGCGTCTATTCTCTTATCAAATGGTTTGCACTCTTATCGCTCTGTTAATGATTTCTCAGATTGGACTCACAGAATGCTTGTCGCTGATTAAGGATGCATTTGGGTATCTGGTGACGGGAATCCACCCCTAAATAATCACTAATTTCATCAAAGCTCTGGTATACGCCGGGGCTTTTTCGTATCTGGAATACCCGTACCTGGGACTATAAGCGCATAGCGCAACGCAGCACCCATCGATTGGCGGACCAGAACCCGCCTTTTTTATTCAGGGCTCCGGGGGTCATCCTCAACTCGTTTTGTCGTTAATTCACCCCGAGAGCCCGACCTCTACACATGGACCACCTATGTCTGAACCTCTAACCATTGCTGGCGGTGTCACGTCCGCAACTATCGGAGTGACGTTCGCATCTCTGTTCCCCGAGGCAACGCCCGGCGTAATGCTGTGCGCGCTGGCTGGTGCAGCAATGTACGTTCTGACATCCGATCCACACCAACTGTGGAAGCAGTTCCTTTTCGCCGTCATCAGCTTTGTCGGCGGGGTTTTCTTCTCGGTGCCGATGGCGAAGATACTGGCCGGGGTGATTAATACAGCCCTTGGCCTGTTGCAGCCGCCGGTAAGCATCGAGGTATCCCCGAATATCGGCGCACTAGTTTCTGCTTCCATCTCTGTCGCAGTCCTGCTTCGCATCCTTGCCAAATCAAAACGGGGGAAGATGCCGGGACTGGAGGAGGAAGGCCAATGACATGGCAAACCATCGTACTGGATGCAAACGCCATAATCTGTGCCCTGATCGTCGTCAGGCTGATGTTCTTCAGTAAAAGCGGTAAGCGGCACAGACCAGGTGTAACGCTGATGGCGTACCTGATGATTCTGGCCGCCGGCTTCACGGCGTTTCGCATTCTTTACGGCAAATACCTGCAGGTCGATCCGGGAGAGTTGATGTTGAACGTCGCCATATGCGTCGCGGTGTGGCGCTCCCGAGGCAATCTCGCCAAAGTTTTCCAGAAGGCCGGGCAATGACCAAAGACGACATCTTCAACACCATCCTCGGAAAAGAGGGTGGCTACGTAAATCACTCGAATGATAAAGGCGGCCCGACGAACTGGGGCATCACCCAAGCAACGGCGCGCGCCCACGGTTATTCCGGTGATATGCGCAACCTGACCCGCGAGCAGGCCCTAGCAATACTCGAGGCCGATTACTGGTATGGCCCACGCTTCGACCAAGTTGCAGCTGTCTCCGGGGTTATCGCTGCAGAACTCTGCGACACAGGCGTGAACATGGGTCCATCGGTACAGGTGAAGTGGTTCCAGCGCTGGCTGAATGTATTCAACAACCAGCAGCAGTTTTATCCCGACCTGATCGCCGACGGTCAGATTGGGCCGCGCAGCATCAGCGCGCTGAAATCCTTCCTGGCTAAACGCGGTAGTGAAGGGGAAATCGTATTGCTCCGCGCCATCAACTGCAGCCAGGGTCAGCGATATCTCGAACTGGCAGAGCAGCGCGCGTCTAACGAGTCATTCGCCTATGGCTGGGTACGGGAACGAGTGAGCCTATGACCAAACTGAAAGCCATCCTGGCGTTTATCGTCACTGCTGTGCTGGTGGTGCTGGGCGCTTTTGGCCTGGGCAGCATTCGTGGCCGGGAGAAAGCCGAAGCCAAAGCGGATAAGCAGCGAACTGACGATAACGCCGCAGCCACCAAAGCAGCTGCAGAACGTCGCGTTGAAGTAACCAAGGAGGCCAGCAATGCTCAGCAGACAGTTAGCCATATGCCTGATGATGATGTCGATCGTGAGCTGCGCGCAAACTGGACCCGCAAAGGTTGAGGTTATCGATACCGGCTGTGACTGGGTCAACGTCATCCGCCTCACCGAGCACGACATCGAGGTGATGGATCGGCAGACGAAGAAAGACGTGCTGGGGCATAACAAATCGGTGCAGGCGAACTGCCAACCGAATGAATACCTGTAGCACGATAGAGTTTTTGATTATCAAATGGGGATATGAATGAACGTGTTAACTAATGAAACAGTGAAGATGGTGCTCAACCTTGGTATTGCATCACTTGAAAGCAATGAAGATTTAATAATAAGCAAGCAAATTATAATTGCTGCTTTTGCTGAAATTGTTGAATCCCGAAAAAATGGTATACGTACTCCGTATGAGAAACTTATGAGTGATGGCAATGGCAAGATAAAATGGGAAGTTCCTTCAGATCTTGGCGTGTCTATGTGAACAATAGCTTCAAAATTGATAAGCTACTCCCATCAAATTCTACTTGATGGTGAGGGACATTCGTATATGCAAGACGTTCATGGCTTATCGTTAATTACAACGCTGGTGAACCTTAGGCTCAACGGTAAATCCGACTCAATTGGGACAGGTTTTTTTTACAAAAATGAAAAAGATTTTATCTTCTTGGTAACAAATTATCATGTCATTTCAGGGATAAAACCAACTGATAAAACTACAAAAGCCGTACACGGCGACGAAATTGTAATCCAACTCAGAAATAAGGATGGGAAAGTATACTCTGAGCGCATCCCCTTATTTGTAGGTGATTCCCATAATTGGCTTGAGCATCCAACCGATGAAGAAGCTGATATTGTTCTAATACCTTTACTACCTAAGGTTTTGGAAAATGCAGATTTCGCTTACGTCAGCAATAAAACCGCTATAAATAATTTATTACTATATCCATCTTCCCCCGTTGTAATGATTGGCTATCCCTATGGTTATAGAGATACCAAGAATAATCTTCCTATATGGAAAACAGGCAGCTTGGCTAGTGAGCCTGAGTACGATTTTGATGGGAAAAAGCTTATTGTTGTTGATATTTCCGCATTCCCAGGAATGTCTGGATCCCCTGCATTCTACGTATCCCATAGTGGCTACTCAACCAAGAGTGGGGATATTTACATGCGCGGGGGAATGAATGTACATTTCCTTGGCGTTTACGCGAGCATGCAAATGCTTAATAGTGATCTGTTCCTTGAGCAAGTACAGAATCAGTCCAATTTTAAAGTGTCGCATAGCGAATCGTTACAGCTAGGACATGTTTGGAAGGCTCAATTATTGGAGGAAATTGCAGACTCCTTTGATCCGGATACCTACCTTAATCATTTTATGAGGAAGGTAATCAGACCTGAAGTTCAGCCTTCATTTTTACCTAAATTTGAAAATACTCGCTGGTAGATATTTTCTCTTAGGCCCCGTTTTTGCGGGGCTTTTTAATTGCCATCACCATGGGCAAACCCATCGTAATGGCTGTAGCGGTTAAAAGATAAATATGCTCTAAAGGGGATAAGTGGAGTGACCAATGCCGAATGATGATGAGCGCAGGCCATATCCACCAGTTAACTTCATCAGCACCGACAACTGGCATCCCTACACCAGACTGATCCCCGCTACCGAAGTGAACGAGTGGGTAAATCGCCAAATCCTCAGCGATACCGGCAACATCCACAACCCAGACCATGCGCATTTGATTGATGCAGATCTCTGCTTCATGTGGGCGTCCGATTCGTTCGCAAAGAAAGGGCGCTATGTGCTCGGCCAGGCTGAACAGGTAATGCTGCGTGCTGGTGGATGGCAGAAGGCCAGGATGGAACAGCAGATGCATGAATGGTTCGGGCGCGTCCCGAAATACATCATCACGCTGGCAGCCGATTATTGTTCCCAATGCAGTGACCTCGAGTTCTGCGCGCTGGTAGAACATGAGCTTTACCACATCGCCCAGGCCACCGATGATTTCGGAGCGCCGAAGTTCAACAAAGAGACCGGGCAGCCAGTGCTAACACTGCGCGGCCACGACGTCGAAGAGTTTGTTGGTGTCGTACGCCGGTATGGTGCCAGCAAAGAAGTTCAGGAGCTGGTGGACGCGGCCAATGCGCCAGCGGAAGTGGCTAACCTCGATATCGCCAGATCATGCGGAACGTGCATGATGAAACTGGCCTAACTTTATGACTGATTATGACAGGCAGGTGATTTATGGCGGCACTGAAAGGTGAGGTCAAAGCCTTCATCGTTCAGTCTCTTGCCTGCTTTGATACTCCATCCCAGGTGGTTGAGCTGGTCAAAAAAGAATTTGGCCTGAGCATCACTCGTCAGCAGGTCGAATCACACGACCCGACGAAAGCAAACGGCAGGGGGCTGGCGCAGAAATGGGTTGAGCTATTCCACGAAACCCGTAAGCGTTTCCAGACCGAACTAAGCGACATTCCGATCGCCAACAAGGCTTATCGTCTCCGTGCACTTGACCGGATGATGGCTCGTGCAGAGGGAATGAAAAATATGGCGCTGGCTGCATCTCTGATGGAGCAAGCAGCCAAAGAGGTTGGCGACGCGTACAGCAACAAACAGAAGGTCGAGCACACCAGCCCGGACGGCAGCATGTCACCGAGACCGACGACAATTCGCCTGGTAGGAGTTGACCCAGCCAATGGAAAGCCAAGTTGACCTCCAGATACCAGCCAAGTTAGTACCCGTATTCGCGACAGAAGGCATCCGCTATCGTGGTGCTCATGGCGGGCGCGGTTCTGCAAAGACCCGCACGTTTGCACTAATGACCGCAGTCAAGGCTTACCAGGCGGCGGAGGCCAATATCAGCGGCGTGATCCTGTGCGCTCGCGAATACATGAACTCGCTGGAAGAATCCTCCATGGAGGAGGTGAAGCAGGCCATTCGCTCCGTTCCGTGGCTTGATGATTACTTCGACATCGGCGAGAAATACATCCGGACAAAGAACCGCAGAGTCAGCTACGTATTCTGTGGTCTTCGCCATAACCTCGACAGCATCAAATCCAAAGCGCGCATTCTTGTGGCCTGGGTTGATGAGGCCGAGTCTGTATCCGCTACTGCGTGGAAAAAGCTACGCCCGACCGTTCGTGAAGAAGGCTCAGAGATATGGGTCACATGGAACCCGGAGAAAGACGGCAGCGCCACCGATAAGCTCTTCAGAAAGAACCCGCCAAAAAGCTCGATGATCGTCGAGATGAACTATGTGGACAATCCATGGTTCCCTGCGGTGCTCGAGGAGGAGAGGCAGGAAGACCTGGCAAACCTCGATTACGCAGACTATGCGTGGATCTGGGAAGGCGCTTACCTCGAAAACTCCGACAAGCAGGTGCTGGCAAACAAATACGTCGTGCAGAGTTTCGAAGACGATCTCTGGCAGAAATCAGAGCGCTTGTTGTTCGGCGCAGACTTCGGATTCGCAAAAGACCCCAGCACGCTTATTCGCATGTTTATCCTGGATAACAACCTCTACATCGAATACGAGGCTTACGGAAACGGCGTTGAGCTCGACGACATGTGGAAGTTCTACGCCGGGAAAACAGACGCCACGCCGAAGCAACTTATCGACTGGAAGGTTACCGATGAGGCCAAATTCCCGGGCATCCCTGAAGCGCGCAAATGGCCCATCAAGGCAGACAACTCTCGCCCTGAGACTATCAGCCATATCAAAGGTCAGGGGTTCAATATTTCTGCCGCCCAAAAATGGCAGGGCAGCGTAGAGGACGGCATTACCTGTCTGCGTGGGTTTAAGAAGATCATCATCCATCCTCGCTGCAAAGAAACAGCGAAAGAGGCGCGGCTTTACTCGTACAAAACAGACCGTATCACTGGCGAAGTCCTGCCGATTATTGAAGACAAAAATAACCACTGCTGGGATGGCGTCCGGTACGGTCTCGATGGGTACATCAAGCACAAAGCGCAAGTCGGCGCAGTATTCTTCTAAGGAGCATCGCCAGTGAGCGAACAAGATAACGGCCTTAAACTGGCTGTGAACAACCTCGCCACTGAAATGAGGCGAGCGAACTACCTGAATGCCATCGGCCTCGGTGGCGGCAACACGAAGCGCCCAACGCTTTACCAAGAATTTGGCTACCCGCGCACGATCACCTTCAACGACTTCTACAACATGTACCGCCGCAACGCTGCTGGCTTCGCTGTGGTGCATCGTCTGCTGGATGGTTGCTGGCAGGATTACCCAATCATTGTGGACGGTGATGAAGCTCAGGAAGCGGAGAAAACAAACGCCTGGGAAAAGAAAGTCACCAAGTTCATGAAGAAGCTGTGGCCGAAGGTGAAGGATGCCGATCGCCGTAATATGGTTGGGCGTTACTCAGCGCTCCTGCTACAGGTGAAAGACAATCGGAACTGGGATCAGGAAGTCGACAAGGCTTTAGTAAAACGACTCGGCGAGTCAGCGCTGGTAAAGCTTATCCCCGTATGGGAGCCGCAGTTAACAGTCGCCGAATGGGATAACGACCGTCAGTCAGAAACGTTCGGCCAGCCGAAGATGTTCAACTTCAATGAGCAGCCGGTCGGTGATGAGCCTTTTGTCGGTCCGATGCGCGGCGAACTGGTACACCCGAGCCGCGTTATCTTGTTCTGCGAAGGATCTGAAGACGACAATGTGCTTTCCGGCATCCCGCTGCTGGAGGCTGGTTTCAACAAAGGCCTCGATATCGAGAAGATTTCTGGCGGTGGTGCCGAGGGCTTCCTGAAGAACGCCAGCCGTCAGATTGCCGTCGAGTTCAGCAAAGAAACCGACATGGCTACGCTGGCAGACCAGGCAAAGCGGGCTGGATATGCAGATCTCGGCGAAGCGATGGGCGACAAGGTCAACAAGCTTAACCGTGGTACCGATGCGGCGGCAGTGATGCAGGCCGGTCAGATGCACGTTCTGAGCGTTACGCCTGGTGACCCGGGGCCAACGTGGGAAGTCACCGCGAACGAACTGGCAGCCTCCGTGCAAATCCCGTTCACAATCTTGTTCGGTCAGCAGACAGGGCGACTGGCGAGCGACGAGGATAAAACGGACTGGGCTATTCGACGCAACACGCGCCGAAATGGCTTCCTGACCGATCGCATTACCGCGCTGCTGGAACGCTTCTGGACTCTTGGGATTATTGACCCACCGACCAAAGGCGAGGTCACAATCTCATGGAGTGATCTGCTGGCGCCAGGTGAGAAAGAGAAGATCGAGAATGCTTCGAAACTGGCCGACATCGTGCAGAAAACATCTGGCTTCTACGGTGGCGAACCGCCATTCACTGCCAACGAGTTGCGCGAGATTGTTGGGCTCGAGCCGCTGCCAGAGCCAAAAGAACCGCCTAACCCGGACGATAAGGTGACAACCGATGATCCACTGGCCGATGACACCAGAACAGACGGCAAAGGTGGGCCTGCCGATAGTTCCGCGCAGCAAGGTTGACCCGACCCGATCGGTAAAGCAGGTTACCGCGATGTTCAGGGATATCGAAGGCCGGTTTCTCGGCATCAAGCGTGCACTGAAAGCGCTTTTCGACCAGCGGCTAACCGGGCTGGAGCGCGAGGTAAACAGCCATAACTGGCACTTACTTTGCCACTACCACGGCGAGGATATGCGGCTCTACCAGGTCAACGCAGGCAAGTTCATCTACGACATGTCGGCGCAGGAACTTGCTGACCTGCTGGAGGCGGTGCAGTCGATTCTCGACGATTACCTGCTGGACGGTGGCGAGAACAACCAATGGGCGATGGATTACATCGTCGCTGAGGCGCAGCGCGGTACGCTGGAGGCCTTCAATAACCTCTCGCAGCAGTCACCGTATTACTCCAGCCAGACGACGCTACAGCAGCTTTTAAGCAGCCCCGGTTATCAAAACCAAATCGCCTCCGCCAGGCTGACAACGTTCAGCGACTGGAAGGCGATCAGCGATGCGGCCCGGGCAGACCTGACAGGCATTATCACCGATGCGGTGGCACGCGGTGTTAACCCGCGGGAAACGGCCAGCGTTATCAGTAGGCGTCTCGATGTGTCGATGAGTCGGGCCAAGTCCATCGCCCAGACCGAGCAGGTCGGCGCGCTTCGGCAGGCGCAATGGAACGAGACGGACTGGGCTGCTGACCGACTGGGGCTCAATACTGGCCTGCTATGGCTGTCAGCGCTCAAGCCAACTACGCGAAGCTGGCATGCCAGCCGTCACGGCAGGGTTTACACCACCGAAGAGGTGCGCGACTTCTACGCCGTGAACGGCAACCGGTACAACTGCTACTGCAGCCAGATCCCGGTGCTGCTTAACGACGACGGCAGCATATTCAACCAAGGGCTGGCGGATAAGCTGGCGAAAGAGCGTAAGCAGTGGACCACTAGGGAGGCCGCGTGACCGCAGTCATTGTTCTGCTCCTGCTGGCCATCGTCACTTTAATCGTTATGGCAGCAGGCTCAGGTTCTGCAAACCCTTACTCCTGCCATCGCTGCGGACAACACGTCCCAGCGCCAGCAAAATTTTGCAGTGAATGTAGGCCAAAGCCATTCAAACCGGCAGCAGGTCCGAAAATCCCACCCATGAAACGTTAAGAGGACTCCGCATGAAGCTGTCCAGCATTCATGTAAAAAGCCTCGCCATCAACGCCTCCAACATCTCCACGACTACCATCAACGGCCAGGAACACTACGTCATTCGTGGTGCGGTTCCGATCGTCGATGACATCGTGATGAACGGTGGTTTGTATTTGGGCGAGGAGATTAACAATAGCTACCAGACGATGGAAGGCAAGCTAATGCCGCTTTCTCATCCGAAGGTAGACGGCAAGTACGTCAGTGCCAATGACCCCCGAGCAATCAACATATTTCATGTAGGCGCGTGGGCCCAGAACGTTAGCAAGGCTGGCGATAAGACGGTAACTGACGTCTATATCAACAAGTCCGTAGCCGAGACAAAGCCTGACGGTAAGCGCCTGATTAATCGCCTTGACGAGATGATCGATGGCACCAATACCGACCCAATTCACCTGTCTACAGGGCTGCTCACCAACAAAGAGAAGAAGTCTGGTGAGTCGAAGGGCAAGAAGTACTCATGGATTGCCCGCAACATGCAATTCGACCACATCGCCATTCTGCTGGACGAGCCGGGGGCCGGAACGCCGGAAGAGGGCGTTGGTATGTTCGTGAACGCTGACGGGCAGGAAGGTGAAGTCGAAACCGCCAGCCTCATCGACGCGGCGAACAACCTCAAGGATGGTCTGGTGAACAAGGTGAAATTCTTCCTCACCCACAACTCCGACGCCTCATTCGACGAAATCTACCAGATGCTGCGCGAGGCTATCCGCGCGCCGTCCGGCAGTGATGTTTATCGCTATGTGGTGACCGTCTGGCCGGACAAATTCATCTACGAAGAGGGGCGTCAGCTCTTCCAGCAGAAATACCTCATCGATGACAACGCGGTAACGCTGGTCGGTGAGCCCATCGAAGTCGTGCGCAAACCCACTGAGTACGAAGTCAAAACCAACGGAGAACAAAACCCGATGAAACAGAAGATGATCGCCGCGCTCAATGCCGCAGGCGTAACAACCGAGGGGCTGACCGACGATCAGGTCTGGGATGCCTACAACCAACAGATGCAGAAGAAAGCCGGTGGCGGCGATCAGGCGGGCACCCCGATGAATGCTGAAGCCATCACCGCAGCAGTAAACATGGCGATTGGACCACTGACCGACAAAATTAGCCACCTGGAAACCCAGCTGCAGGCCAATGCGGAGAAAGACACCGCCGAGAAGCGCCAGGCGGTGAAAGCCAAGTTCCCTTTCATGACCGAAGCGGCGATCAACTCTCTGGCCCCCGAAGCGCTGAACGATATGTTCTCGCAGTGCCAGACCAGCACCGGGCTGAACCCTGCATTCCAGGGCAACGGCTCACAAAGCGAAATCCTTACCATGGAGGCACCTGAATAATGGCACTCGCTCCTCGTTTCCATACCGTAATCGCGGGCCCGGCCCGCAATAATGACCCGCAGGTCATTGAGGCGCTCTGCAAGGTAGCCATCCTGCCGGGGTCACTCGTTGAGCTTGACGCTACCGGTCAGTGGATTTACCACGCAACGGCAGGCGGCACTGGCGTTCCCCTGACTATGCAGCATAACTACATCGGCGGTGGTGATATCCGTGATGCAGTGCCAGCAGGTGACACAGGCGCGGCCATCATGTGCGAAGACGATGTCGACTACCACATGCGCGTCAAGGCCGGGCAAGTGCTGCTGGAGAACGAAGGTCTTATCTCCAACGGTGACGGCACCCTGGCGAAATCGACCACCCCGGCCACCGACCACATCCTCTTCTACTCACGCGAGAAAATCACTGTCGGCGCTGAAGCGCAGCTCGTGAAAGTTCGCAAATCAGGGAAAGCAACCGCATGAGCATGATCGTTTTCAACAAAAAGCTGGTTACCGAACATCACCAGATTAAGCAGGCGTGGAATCAGCTGTTGATGCAGCGCCAGGCCTTCAACATCAATCAGAACACCATCACCGCCCAGTACAACGGCGCGCTGGAAGTTAACCAGGCAGCGCTGATCTCCAAAGACTACTGGCGCGAAGTGGACAACATCACCACCCGTGTTTTCCGCAATGACGAAGGTAACGGTCTGTTGGATGACCTGCTGGGGCTCGGTACACCGATTTCTATCGGTAAAACTGCCGCGCTCTATCGCGTTTCCAGCGACGCTGGCAAGGTGCATCGCACACTGACGGGCCATGTGCCGGAAGAGCTGGATAAAGTCATCTACGACGAAGCTGGCGACCCGATCCCGATCTTCAACACTGGCTACAGCCGTGAATGGCGTGAGTGGAACGGCATGCAGTCGGAAAACCTCGACGCGATGGCCGACGACCAGGAAGCGCACGTTGCAGCCATCCGTGAAGACATGGCTGACTACATGCTGTCCGGTGACGCGAAGGTGAAGGTGAAGGGCTACGTCGGCGCAGGTATCACCAACCACGCCAACACCAATCAGGTGGATCTGAGCGCGTCCGGTCTGAATATCGACCTGACCACCGCCAACCCTGACGAGATGGTCGCGTTCTTCACTGGCCCGTTCGCGAAGCTCCTGGACGATAACTACGTGCAGGAAAAGGTGAAGGTGTGGGTATCACCTGACATCATGCGCAACATGAGCAAACCGTATTCCTCTGCTGCCGGCTTCAAAGAAGGCACCGTGCTGGAGTACATCCTGCGCTACGGCCGCATCGAGTCTGTGAACCAGACCTTTAAGCTGACCGGTAACCACTTCATCGCGTACGTGCGCAATTCGCAGTACATCAAAACGCGTATCGCCGCGCCGGTGGGCACCTTCATGATCCCGCGCCAGAATCCGTTCGACAACTACAACACTCTGGTTTGGAGTGCAGTCGGTCTGCAGATTAAGCGCGATTTCAACGGTCGCTCGAAAGTGTTCAACGCACAGGGTTAAGGGGCTTCGGCCCCTTTTCTTCAGGAGAGAACATGCAAAAGTTAAGAATCGAAAAACCGGGCTGCTGGGGCGCGATCGATGGCGTATTTCAGCAACTTCCTGTAGGTCACGAGTTCATCGCGGCATCCGTCCCGCCAGCGTTCGCAGGCCGGGTGTCTGTTGTGGGCGAAGTCGGTGAGCAGGAGCTTGAAGTGGCCACGCCGGGCAGCAAAAATCCTGAACAGCCTGAACAGCCTGAACAGCCTGAACAGCCTGAACAGCCTGAACAGCCTGAACAGCCTGAACAGCCTGGCACCTCCAGCAAGAAGAAGGGCAAATAACCATGGGGCTTCGTGAGTTCGATAACCCGTCCAAATCCCGCGATGAACTGGATGAGCAAACCAAAGGTAATTAACCATGGCCATAGTGCAGATAACAGCGGCGCAGGTTAAACAGCAGTTATCTGCGCTCGGCTATACCACCGTTCCTGACTTCATGATCGACGCCTACCTCTGCAAGCTGGCGAAGATTGAGCCCTGCCTGATAGGTGCCGGGTACGACGAATGTGACCTGATGCTCATCCAGTCCTACGCCGTCACGCTGATGGTGCTGACTGCGTTTACCCAGCGCATAAAATCACAGGGCGCTCCGTCGGGTGCTTCTCGCTCGTTCGACTACAGCGACAACGTGCTCAACATGCGTGATGCTCTGCTGGCCCTGGATACGTCAGGTTGCACGTCAGGACTTCCCATTGATGTCGGCCAGAAGGTGGGCCTGTTCATGGTCGTAGGGGGCTGCGGATGAAGTGGACCCCAGTAAGCGTCCGGCTGCCGCGCTCATTCACTCGCGTATGGGTGCTGACCGATACCGGGAGGGAGACAACCGGCTACGTCAAATCAGATGGCGAGTGGTTCATCAACTGCCCACAGATTCGCGCTACGGGCGCGGTGGTGCTGCGCTGGAGGGAGGACTGATGTCATCAGCTGCAAACTGGTCCTACACCGCCAAAGCGACCATCTGGCGGAATCTTGGCAAAGATGAGTCCGGCGACCCGCTGGGCTACTCCGCACCGGAAGTCTTCATGTGTGACTACGAAGGTGGCCTGAGCAAGAAAATCGCAGGCGTGTCAGCAGCCATGGGCAACCTTGGTTCAGAGGTGGTGATAAAAAACACTTTCTGGACTGAATATGACAAAGCTGCTGCTGGCGATTATCTGCTGATAGGGGAATCCACCCTAGCCGATCCGCTTGACGCCGGGGCTGATGAGGTGCAGCAGGTTATCCGTTACGCCGACACCTTTGAACGACTTGCAGACGATTATGCGCTGCTAACGGGGGCTTAATGGCTGGAAAGGTAAGGGGGATTAGAAAGGCGAAGGTCAATCTTGGTCGCCTCATCGATGATATCTCGGGCCGCAAACGGGTCAGGGCCATTCAATCAGCGCTCATCATCGGCAGTTCGCAGGCGGCACTTTACACCCCTATCGACACATCCACGCTCATCAACAGCCAGTATCGCGAACTCATCGTTAATGACGTTCTGGTGACTGGGCGTGTTGGGTATTCGGCAAACTATGCCCTGGCGGTACACGATCCCAACGTCAAACAGAACTTCAGGCGCGCGACTGCTGAGAAAGAGTTTTTACGCAAAGGCTTTGATGATATGCGAACCCAAATCGACGAAGTTGTACAAAGGGAGCTGTCGGTATGAAGCCATCAATGTACGAAAGAGTCAGGAACCTGTTTGTCGCCGCAGGATTGACTGATGGCCGCATTGTGCAGTTGAACTTCTTTGAAGATACGAAGAAGGCAACCGATGCATTCATTGTGTTCAGACCCAACAATGGTGTTGGGCTGCCAAATTCAGATAGTGGTGAGCATCACGTTCTGGTTGATGTTATTGGCCAGAAGGATAAGAGGGGAGCTACCGCTGCTGCATCGCAAGATATTCTCGATTTTATCGAAGCGAACCCATTGTCAGATAGGTGCGTGGGGCAAATCCAGTCGATGGGCTTCCTGCCTCCGCCAATTCTTACAGAAGAAGGCCGCCCCGTTTACAGGCTGCAATTTTCTTGCCTCTATGGTGAATAGAGGCATCAACAGACACAAGGTCGCTAATGGCGACCTTTTTTATTTCCACGAAAGAGGTAAGTAACTATGCAAGGTTGCCCAACCAGTTTTGACCGCCTGATCGGGCGCGCTAAGACTCTTGAGCTGGCTTACGGATGTCCCGACGTCGTACCTGAAGAGGGCGAATGGAAGCTGGTGGGCCTTCCCACATCGGCTACTTGGGATATGAATCCAGAAACGTTGACCTCAGATGCCGATGACGGTGGATTCACTGCTACCATGATCGCAAGCCTTGACCCAACGTATTCCATCGAAGGTGAAGTGCGGGTGAACGATCGCACCGATGAATTTGGTATCCAGCAATTCACCAAATACATTGTTGATGAAGTTCGCGCCCGCCGCCAGCCAACGGTATGGATGCGCTTTCATTGGGGCGATTATTACCATATTGGCTACATGGTAGCGTCAGGTCTTAGCGATGGTGGCGGAGTAAAAGAAATCGTCACCTACAGCCTCGAACTGAAGCTGAATGACGGCACCACTTTCCAAATCATCGAAGCTGATGCGGAAATTCCGGTTACCGGCGTTTCTCTTACTCCGACCACCAGTTCGATCGCTGCCGGAGCAAGCACCACCTTCGCAGTGACCGTTGCGCCTGCTGACGCTGATAACAAACAGTTCACTGTGACTTCTTCAGTGCCAGCCAGAGCTACTGCAGCATTTGCCGGTAACACGGTAACAGTGTCTGCTCCGTCAGGCGCTACTGCGGGGACTGCGGTCATTACAGTTAAAACCATCGATGGCGAGTTCACTGCTACCCACACAGTAACCGTCACCGTGTAAGCAAAACAAAGGGCAGTCGTCCTGCCCTTGATTTTGTTTATGGGGGGATAGATGACACCAGTTAAAGAGTTTGGCGAATGTCTGCTTAATGCCGGGGATAAGGACTATTTCTTTCGCCCGTCATTGCTGGCCATGTCGCGAATTGGCGATCCTGCTGAAATCGTTCGGACGTTTTATGACCTTTTCAATGATGATTTGACTCCACTGCTTCGGCGGGCCTCAGAATCCTACATCCAAAACGAGTATGACCGTCTACCGGATTGTGTATTGCAGTACATCCAGAGCGGTTTGCTAAGCCGCAAACTGATCATGGCTGCGCATACAGTGCTTACTGCATGCTGCACCGATGACGTCGGCGATCTTGTTGGGTGGATGAAGCCAAGCAAAAGCCGCAAACGCGGTTTTGTGTGGCGCCCAGGAATTATGCCCGCGCAGGAAATGATCATCATTGCCCAGAGCTTGATGATGCACGGCATTATCGGCAAAGCAAAGGTGCGAAAGCTCCAGCGCCACGAATCCAGCGATACCACCAATGAATTCCGGGCGTCGGATTACATCATCGCTGCGCGTAACCACTTCGGCCTTAGTAAGGAAGATGCGGGGCAGTTGACCATGACAGAGTTTCAGCTGTTGCTCAGCGCCAAATACCCTGAGCAGAAGGGCTACACTCACGAAGAATACAACTCAGAGGCCGACAAGTACTTTGAGCGTCGAAAACGCAGACTGGCTAAGGCTGCATAAATCAGTATATCCAATATGGCGGCTTTACCTTTTTGGGTCGACTGAGATCAATAAATCAGCGTTTGCCGTTGCGCCTGTGCTATTCCTGGGTAGGATGATTTCACTTTTACCAATGGGGAATAGGGATATGAAAATGGATATACCGGGTGTGCCCGAGGATTATTTCACCGAGATTGAGACTGGCGCAGGGGATAAGGCCTATAAAGCCAACAGAGAAAGGATCAGAGCGCTTGTAGCCATTAGAAATATGAAAACGCAGGAAGTGCTTTCGTCTGGAGGTAACATCCATCAAGCCTCCTTAGATTTGAATGATCAGTTTGATGAATTTTTATCGCCGCTGCCAGTGATGGCTCAGGCGGCTATTTGCGGGATTTACGCAGAAGAACTGAGCGCCTCTGCTGCAGAAATGATGGATAAAACGCATCGCATAAACGCCGAAATAATAGAATCAGAAGAGCGCAATAGTTTAATGGGGCAGGTTATTGGCGTCATAGTAATTATCGTTATAGCTGTTGTGGTCATTTCTACATTTTAGTGCGGCGCCTTACCATTGAACAACCTCGCTCAGGCGGGGTTTTTTTATTACCCGGAGAAAAGTAGATGTCTACAAATGTAGGTGAGATTTACTATGAAGTTAGCGCGGATGTTGCGGCCCTGCTTGATGCCCAGCAACAAGCTGAGGATGCGCTTGATAGCATGCAAAACAGCTTTGACAGCACCAGTAACGCCTCTGAAAATCTTGACTCCGGCTTAAACAAATTGGCTGCAACTATCAAAGGCGTGATCGCCGCCGCTGCGTTACGTGAGGCGGCGGATATGGTTCAGAAGTATCAGGAGATGGCTGAACGCGTGCAGATGGCTACGGCCAGCCAGTCAGAATTTGAGATGGTTCAAAAGCGACTGCTTAACACGGCTAACGGCACTTACCGTGCGCTTGGTGAGGCCCAAGAGCTTTACATTCGTACTGCCGACAGTCTTCGCAGTATGGGGTACGTCACAACTCAGGCCATGGACGTGCAGGACTCGATGTCGTATGCGTTCGTTAAGAATGCCACATCAGCAGATCGTGCCGGGGCTGCAATTGACGCCTTCTCAAAGTCTATCAATACCGGGAAGGTAGCCGCCGACCAGTGGGAGACGCTAACCACAGCCATTCCTTCAGTCATTAATGACATCGCCGCCGCCAGTGGGCAGTCTGCTGCAGCGATCCGTGCGCTTGGCGCGGCCGGGCAATTGACGGCCAGGCAACTCACCGAAGGCCTCCGCCAATCTCTTGAAGAAAACACGGCTGCAGCTGCCGGGATGTCGAATAACCTCACTGATGCTACCGTGCGTCTTCGCACTGCGGTTACCTCTATCCTGGTTGCCTTCGAAAATGAAACGGGCGCGCTGCAGGAATTCACCAATGGGCTGATTAAATCTGCGGACTGGATGCTGGAGTTTGGAAATAACGCCGAGCAAATGAAAGGCGTCATCGACGCAGCATCATCAGCAGCCATTGTATTTGCTGGTGTTATGGGGGCGCGGTATGTGGGTGCCTTGGCAATGGCTACAACAGCCAAACTTCAAAGCATCGCCGCCAGCCGACAACAAGCCGCAGCCGATGTGCAGGCTGCACAAAATGTCCAAATAGCTACGACTGCTTTAGTCAGGAAAACCCTGGCTGATAAAGAGGCGGCTTTATCAGCCCTGAATCTGGCGCAGGCCGAATACAATGTTGCCCGCGGAAGTGCAGCCGAAACTTTTGCGCTAAACAACCTTATTGCCGCCAAAACCGCCGCTCGAAATGCCTCGCTCAGCCTTGCCCAGGCAGAAATTGCTCAGGCAACTGCGCAAAACACGGCAGCAGCAGCTGCGAGGAATGCTTCCGTAGCCGTTGGCATGGCCAGGGGGGCGCTGGCTCTCGTGGGTGGACCAGCAGGGGCTGCCATGCTTGCAGGAGCCGCCATCTTCTATTTCTACCAGAAGGCGCAGCAAGCAAGGCAAGAGAGCATTGAATTTGCCGACTCTCTCAATGGAGTTCTGGCGAAAATGAAGGAGATGAACTCGACGCAATTAGCTGCAAATATCGCTAAAGCCGAACAGTCGATGATTGATCAGCGTGAAGCTATATCAGATTTAACCCGCGAATATGACGAATTAGCTCAGCGTAAAACGTTTATAGAGCAGGCCGCTCAGATCCGTGGGGCAGCTGCCGTTGCAGAGGATTATGCAAATATCAACCGTGATCTGGCAATCCAGGCCGGCAAAGTAGACGCAGCTGAGAATAGGTTAAGCCAGACAGTCAGTAGTGTTGGGATCCTCCGGGCGCAACTCAACGGAACCTTGCTTCAGGGCATCGACCTGCTTCGCCGCGACGGTGAGGCTGCTGGGGTTGCTGCGGGCATGATGAGCAATCTCGGCAAAATGCTCAATTTTGCAACTGCTGAGAAGGAAAAGTTTAACTCCTCAAGCATAAAGATTGAGCGACCCAAAGGGGTGCAGGATTACCTCGATAAACTTTCTGCCCAAGTGGAATTACAGGGCGAACTCAACGAACGCAAGCGCGCACAACTCAAAGCTGAGCAGGAAATCAGACAGCTCGGCGGCAATGAAAATGATGTTCGCCTGGCACGCGAGAGAGCGGCAGCTGAATTTGATTCCGTTGAAGCGCAGCGAGCCCAAAAGAAAGCTGCAGACCAAGCTGCATCATCAGGGAAGCAGGCCGCTACACAGGCCGAGTCCGTCGCCCAGAAACTGGAAAAGCTTCGCGCCCAATCTGACCTGACTACAGAGTCAATAGAAAAACGACGTATCCAGGAGGCGGGGCTACGTGCGGAGCAGTCTCTTGGCAGTGCAGCCACTCAGCAGCAACTGGCGGAAGCGCGGGCGCTTGGGGAGGCGAACGAGCAGGCGGCAATCTCTATTCAGAAGCGCAAAGAGGCTGATCAGGGGCAGAAGTATGCCAAGCAGGAGATCGCTGCAGGAAATACCTCATCCAACCCCCTTACTGGGGCATCAGTGGATCCGCTGGCACAAATTAATCTCCAGGAGACGCAAAAACTTGAGGCCCTAGCTAAATATCAGGAACTGGATAAGCAAAATACCCAGCTTTACGAAGACGCCAAAACTGCAATCCAGCTGCAGGCATCAAATGCGCGCATGCAAATAGCTCAAACGGAGGCAGATCAGCAAAGAGAATCCGTTCTTTCTATTCTGGGCTCTGCGTCCCAAGGTTTTGATAGTCTGGCATCGATAATTGCTGACTCCGCTGGCAAGAGTAACGCGGCGTACCAGGTCATGTTCGCAGCCAGTAAAGCGTTTGCGATTGCCCAGTCTACCCTCAGCCTGAATACCGCAATCATGCAGGCCATGGCTGATCCGACAGCGCTGACTCCAGCGCAAAAACTTGCGAACTATGCAGCCATCGCCTCTGCTGGAGCGTCATTGCTGTCGAACGTTGCGAGCATCTCATATGGCGGTGCCCGCGAACACGGCGGCCCGGTCTCGGCCAGCTCCATGTACCGCGTGGGCGAGGGCGGCAAGCCTGAGATTTTCAAAGCCAGCAATGGCAGCCAGTACATGATCCCTGGCGATAACGGTCGCGTCATCAGTAACCGCGATATAGGCGGTGGTGGCGGCGCGTTCAATTACAGCCCGGTCATTCAGGTTAACGGGGATCCGACTGAGCAGACGCTGGCCATGCTCGAGGCTGCAGTAAAACGCGGTGCACAGCAGGGTTACAGCATGGCCGTCAGCGACGTCGCCAGCGGCAAAGGAAAACTCTCCAACGCGCTTTCCAGCAACTTCAACACCAGTCAACGCCTCACATAAGGAGCTCACATGGGGATCAGCAGCACCATTGATTTCCCGCACCAGTACCTGCCAATGCCCCAGCGTTCCGGGCATGGATTCACCCCGGTAAGCCCCCTCCAGCGCTCAACCATGACATCAGGCCGAACGCGGCAGCGCCGCAAATATACTTCGGTTCCGACCGAGGCGGGGGTTTCGTGGGTTTTCAGCGATGCAGAAACGCAGCTGTTCGAGGCGTGGTTCAGGGATGCGATCACAGACGGCGCAGCGTGGTTCAATATGCGCATGCGCACGCCGATGGGGGTCGGTGACTACGTGTGCCGGTTTAAAGATATCTACGACGGGCCGGTGCTTTATGCGCTGGGATACTGGAAGTTCTCTGCCACCCTCGAGTTATGGGAGCGTCCGATTCTCCCGCCTGGCTGGGGTAATTTCCCTGAGTTTATCGCCGGGCAAAGCATTATCGATTACGCATTGAATAAGGAGTGGCCGGAAGCATGACCAGTCCAACCTTAAACAGGCTGTACGCCAGCGGCGGCAGCGAGATCCTTTTCAATACGCTACAGATTACCGTCGGCGGCCAGAATTACTGGCTGGTCGAGAACTTCGAGGATATCTCCGCTATCACGGAAACCGGGGCTCCCGTGACGTTTCAGGCCGCCGCCATGGCGATCGCATTACCCGCAAGAAATAGTGACGGCACTCAGGATTTGAAGTTCGCCATCAGCAATATCGACGGCGTGGTTTCAACCGCAATACGTAACGCACTGGACAGCCTGAGCGACGCAACCATCACGATGCGGCAGTACATCTCGACGGATCTGAATTCACCGGCCTCACCGCCGGTAGTGCTGCAGATTAAAGACGGCCAGTGGACAGCGACTCAGGTTCAGATTACCGCGGGGTTCCTGAACATACTGAAAACGGCTTGGCCGCGCTACCGCTACACGCTGCCTGACTTCCCCGGCCTTCGTTATTTAACTTGATGCTGGCCCTTCCCAAGGCTCAATATTCCTCCTCATCTTACGTGAAGGAGGATTTATGCTCGGGTCTCTAAGGGATATTGTTTTTGACGTTGCAAAACATGAGGTTGGACACTGGCTTGCATGGCATTGCTATGGTGGTTCTTCATCTGGCATCGAAGTAAAAATATTATCGATTAAGGGCAGGCATACGGGCGCATTTATCCCAGACATGGAGTGGGAAGTATCCACACTGGATGACGCCTGTAATTATGTAAAAGCCAGATTGCTGTGCCTCCATGCTGGCATTTATGCGCAATCTTTTCTCGGTGATATTTATGACGCAGAACGTATAGGCCGTGAGTTTAACCACCTTGGTGCAGCAGCATCTGATTTTCACCGCAGCGTTGAGCTTGCCTGGGCTTACTGCAACCTGGCAGGCCGCTCAGAGCAATACAGTGCCGTTTGCAGCGAAATAGATCAGGAGGCGGCAAATTTGGTTGCGGAAAATTTTGGATTTATTAAACATGCAGCGAAAGCGATATCAGACATGGCTGCTTACGAAGGTCAGCTTATTAAGCTTCCTGATTATGAACTGCAATCCATGTATGAAAAATTTAAACATCAGAGGTGATGAATGGAAAAATTAACGCTATCCGTAAAATTTGATACCACATCATTAGATGAAGCTATCGAGAAGGTCAGAACCTTAAAAAAAGAATTAAGGGAGCTTGGTCTGCCCTATTTTACCGGCAATCCTTTGGCTGGATATCAGCCACAACAAGAAGAAAAAGCCACCAACCAATAAGCCGCCTCGAGCGGCTTTTTTTATGAGGCGACCATGTTCAATCCTGATAAATACCGTTCTGTCACCTGGCTGAAGGGCGGGCGCAATTACCCTGCGCTCGACTGTTTTGGCATTGTTAACGAAATCCGCTGCGACCTGGGCTTGTCGCTCTGGCCTGAATTCGCCGGGGTCACGAAAGACGATAACGGTCTGGATCGGGAGGCGCGCGGGCTGATGACCGACCTGCAGCGCTGCGAGCCTGTTCCGGGTGCGGGCATTGCCTGCTACTCCGGCTCAGTGGTGACCCATGTCGCGATTGTGGTGGAGATTGACGGCGTGCTGCATGCCGCCGAATGCAACCCCCGCACTAATGTGACCTTTCTGCCGCTGGCGCGGTTTGCGCGCCGCTTCGTTCGTGTGGAGTATTATCAGTGACAATCCGCATCTACCCATCCCGGTTACCCGGGGAGCCGCTTGAAATGCATCATCATGAAACCCTGACGCTCACTGACTGGTTTGCACAGAACGTTGAGGGGTGGACTCCGGATCAGCAGCACCCGGTTGCGGTTGAAATAGACGGCGTCCCGGTGCCGCCGGCAGAGTGGGCGCTGTGTGCTATTCGGCCTGACAGCGATGTAAGGATGTACCCGGTGCCGTACGGTACCGGTGCGGAAATCGCGCTGTGGATCGCGGTGAGCGTGGCGGTAGCCTCTGCCGCATATTCCATCTACATGATGAGCACGATGCAGACTGGCGGTGCGAGCCAGCCGAGTAATGGTGATCAGCTCGAGCTCAACCCGGCAAAGGCCAACATGGCAAAGCTTGGCGATCCCATCCGGGAGGTATTTGGCCGCTATAAGGTGTGGCCGGATTATATCCTCCAGCCCGTGAGTCGCTTCGATTCCGCCGACCCCAAAAAATACGCGACCAGCATGTTTTTATGTGTGAGCGTGGGTGACGTATCAATCCCTGCTTCGGCCTTAAAGATCGGCTCCACACCCACATCAGCGTTCGGCAGCGATGTAAGCGCCACCATCTATCCACCGGGTGCCAGCGTTGCGGCCGATAGTCGCTCCGAGAACTGGTTCAACAGCGGCGAGGTCGGGAACACCACTTCGGGTACCGCAGGCCTCGACCTCGGCTCAACCGGCCCCCAGACGGTCAGCATCATCTCTGATGCCATCCTGGTGAGCGGTAACACTCTTTCCCTGATAGCGGCCACGGCCAGCGACGGTGAAACGGAGATCCCGGCAGCCTGGGTTGTTGGTACTGTTGTCACGGTAGTCGCACCAAACTCCTATCGGGTTGCTAATACCGGCGGTTACAGCGTGATTTATGGTGATGTTGCTGAGCTGCGGCCAACTGTAGGAATGCCTGTCTCGGTGACGTTTAATGAGTCGGCTTACGATCTGTATATCGCCAGTTACGCAGCTGGCGTTCCGGCGGTGCCCGGTGTGGGTGGTTCGACGGCCAGCATAACCGCCAGTGCCGCGCCCACTACCTACGATTTCACGGCTACGCCGGTTACGTTCACGATCGGCTGGAAAGGTACGACGTATGCTGTCTCACTCATTACCAGTTACGTCACGATGTCCGGGCTGGTTAATACCATATCTAACCAGCTCACCGGCTCGGGCCTGATCGCGCGCGATAATGGTGGCCGGCTGCAGATTGCCGAGGAAAGCAGCCCGTTTGCCGGGGGTGACATCAGCCACAGCGCGCTTCCGGTCTCCGTATTCGGCAGCGCTCCGATAGATGTTACCGGGGTGGCCTCGACGGGCGGTACCGCGGCGGTGGAGGCACATATTACGCTGGCGTATGACAGCGCCACAGGCAAGCCTTTCACCGGGATCCCTGAAGGTGTCCAGCGGATCGGTATCGGCTACGCTGAGGGGCAGTTCCGAATTACTGATATTGATGATCAGACGATTACGGTTGAGCGGGTGGTCATCACCCAGGACACCAGTGGTAATGATGTTGTCACCGTGGACCCGGACTGGCCGGGATTCACCGAGCGTACGCTGCTCGATGGACAGGTCACCGGTGTGAATGATGATTACGCCTGGCTCGGCCCGTTCCTGGCGTGCCCGGACGGAGAGACCACGACCGTCATCGAAAACAACTTCATCTTCCCCAACGGCCACATCCAGTACAAAAAGAACGGGGATCCGCAGTCGCACACCGTGCGGGTTCTGGTGCAGTATCGTAATGCAGCCATTGCTGGAGCCTGGTCCCAGGTAGCCTATAAATTTACTAATAAAACTGCAGATGGTCATGGTTATACCCGGCGCATCAGCGGACTGGCGGCGGCGCAGTATGAGGTGCGTGTGCGCCGAACGACGAAAATTGGCGGCGCCAGAACGGTGAACAATCTTTACTGGCAGGCGATGCGCTCACGTCTGAGTAAGCGCCCCGGAAGCTATGCCGGAGTGACCACGCTCGCGATGACGGTACGCACCGGTAACCGCCTGGCGGCCCAGTCCGATCGTCGCGTCAACGTCATCCCTACCCGGCTGTACAATGGGCATGCTTCCCGCAGCATCAGCGGGGCGCTTTACCACGTCCTCGAATCCCTGGGTTTTCGCCCTGATCAAATAGACCGCACCGCGATTGATGCGCTCGAGCAAACCTGGTGGACGCCCCGCGGGGAAACGTTCGACTGGGCAACTGGTGACAGCAAATCTGCGCTGGAGGTGCTGAAAATTATCACCGGGGCGGGAATGGGGTATTTCCTGCTGTCGGATGGTCTGGTTTCCGCCGGACGGGAAGGGGTGAAAAACTGGACAGGGATGATCACGCCCCAGGAAACCACCGAAGAGCTGCAGACCGCGTTCAAGGCCCCGAGCCAGGATGATTATGACGGCGTTGATGTTACGTACATCAACGGCACGACCTGGGCAGAAGAAACCGTTCAGTGTCGTCAGCCCGGTAATCCCACGCCAGTGAAGGTGGAAGATTACAAGCTGGAAGGGGTAGTGGATCAGGACCGGGCGTACCGCATTGGCATGCGCCGTTTGCGCGGGTATCAGCTGCAGCGCCTGCAGCATACGACCAGCACAGAAATGGATGCACTCTGCTACCAGTTTATGGACCGCATCATCCTCACTGATGACATTCCCGGCAACCAGACACTGAGCTGCCTGATCACTGCAATGAGCTGGAACAGCGCCACCATCACCCTGACGCTCAGCGAACCGCCTGACTGGAGCTTCCCGAATCCCCGCGTGGCGATCCGCCACCAGGATGGCCGGGCGTCAGCGCTACAGGTGCCGACCAGGATCGATGATTACACCCTGAGCATTCCGTACAGCGCCGCCCTGGCCCCGGATGAATGGGAGATGAGCAGCCCGTACATTGAACCGCCGCGGCTACTGTTCTGTTCATCGTCCCGGGTGGGTTATGACGCGTTGATTGGTGAGATAACCCCCGGCAGCGACGGTACCAGCAGTGTGACCGCGATCCAGTACCACCCCGGGAAATATCAGTACGACGATGCCACCTATCCCGGCGATGTCGCATAACCCTCAAAAAACATCAACCCGCTTCGGCGGGTTTTTTATGCCCGGAGCGAGCATGACAACCTATTTCACGAAAAACCCACTGGGCTCCTCCAGCCCTTACGATCTGTTTGATAACGCCCAGAACTTTGATACAGCAGTTAACAGCATTACTGCGGCTATATGGCAGGATCGCTTTGGGAAAAATCGCCTGAGTTGGTATGGTATCGAATCTCTCGCAACGCAATCGATG